TTTATAGATATTCATCCATCTACACAATCAAGTTTTACTTTTAATATGAGTACTGATTCAGGTTCAAATTATAACGTAGCTAAAAGTAGCACTTATTTTCATGCTTCAAATAACGAAGCTGGTGGCTCTAATGAAGTTGCTTATCAAGCTGGTAGCGATTTAGCACAAGGAACAGGTTTTCAAAGATTACAAAATTTTGCGGCTAGTAACAATGACGATTGTTGTGTTGGAACTTTACATTTATTTGATCCGTCAAATACAACATCTGTAAAACATTTTATAAGCATATTTAATAGTGTTAGCTATACTAGCACACCTTATTCAATAGAAGCGTTTGCTGCTGGTTATGGCAATACAACAAGTGCTGTTGATGCGATTCAATTTAAATTAGAAAGTGGAACTTTTGATGGAGTAATAAAATTATATGGCATTAGTTAAATATAACAATAATAGTATAAGTGATATAACAAGTGCTGCTAGTGCATCTTCTGGTGCTATGACACATATTAAAACTTTAACTGCTAGTTCTAGCTCCACATTGTCATTTGTAGATGGTAGCTCAGATGTAGTTTTAGATAATACATATCCTATTTATTTATTTAAATTTATAAACATTCACCCATCATCAAACACATCAGCTTTAGACTTTCAAGGTTCAACAGATAGTGGTTCAAATTACAATACTACAATGACTACTACTGCATTTTATGCGTCTGGTGATGAAGCTGGAAGTAATACACAATTTTTTTATTTTGCTTCTGAAGATCAAGCACAAGGAACATCTTTTCAATCTATATCTCTTTATGATACAGGAAATGAAGATGATGAAAGTGGTGTCGGAGAACTTATTATATTCAACCCTAGCAACACGACTTTTGTCACACAGTTTATTAGCAATTTTGCTGGAACATCAAGATACAATTATCCAAATACAGGATATGTAGCTGGATATTTTAACACCACATCAGCTATAGATGCAATACAATTTAAAATGGATAGTGGAAATATAGATAGTGGCACAATAAAACTTTATGGAATAAAGGATAGCTAATGAGTATAATTAAATTAAATAATAATTCAGTAAAAAATGTAACCACTTTTGGTAGTGCTACTGGTGGTTCTATGAATTTTATTTCAAAGACAACAATTTCATCTCCTGTTTCAAGTGTTCAATTTACATCCGGAATAGACAATACATATAAAGAGTATCTTTTTCATCTTGTCAATCTTCACCCAAACTCTAATTCAGAACCAGATATAGCAATAAATTTTAGTATAGATGGTGGAAGTAATTACAATGTAACCAAAACATCTACATCTTTTTATGCAAGACACGCAGAAAATGATGACTTTGCAAGTCTATCTTATGATACCTCACAAGATTTATCACAATCAACAGGTGTTCAATACGTTGGTTTTAATCAAGAGGGTGCTGATGCTGATGCATCTTTATCAGGTTTTATTCGTTTGTTCAATCCATCATCAACCACTTTCGTAAAACATTATATTGGCGCAGTAAGTTATATGCACGATTATCCAGCCGCATGGCATCAAAGATTTGCTGGATATTGTAATACAACAAGTGCAGTAAACGCTGTAAGTTTTATTGGAGAGTATGGAGAGGGAACATCAGGTAATATAGATGCGGGAACAATAATCTTGTATGGAATAAATTAATATGATAGATAATTAAAAATGCCAAGGTATCACAATATAAATGGTAATATAGTTCAATTTACAGCAGAGGAGGAAGCTGCTAGAGACGCTGAAGAAAAAGCTTATGCTGATGCAGCTCCTGCTAGAGCTTTAGCTAGACTTAGAGAAAAAAGAAATAGACTTCTTGCAGAGACAGACTATCTTGCTTTATCAGATAATACTCTGTCTGATGATATGAAAACATATCGTCAAGAACTCAGAGATTTTCCTGATGGTAAAGATACTGTTGAAAAATGTGAAAACGCTACTTGGCCAACTAAACCGTAAGGTAAATAATTATGTTGCAAAAAATAAGATTTGCACCAGGATTCAATAAACAAGTAACTGCGACTGGTGGAGAAGGTCAATGGGTCAATGGTGATAATGTCAGATTTAGATACGGTAAGCCAGAAAAAATAGGTGGATGGTCTCAACTAGGTTCTGTTGCAATTACAGGTAGAGCAACTGCAATCCATCACTTCGTTAATACATCTGGTATTAAGTATGCTATTTTAGGAACAAACAGAATTTTGTACGCATACTCTGGTGGTATATTCTATGATATACATCCAATTAAATCTACAACAACTTTAACATCTGCATTTTCCACAACTAATGGATCAAAGACTGTAACTTTAACTTT